TCCAGAATCTGGCTGATCTGCGTCCAGGTGGTGATTTCGCGGATCGATCCACCACCAGAGCCTGCTGGGTAGTTCTGCGTGCTGACAGAATTGATGCCTTCGTAATCCAGCGCCGATGCAGCAGCATTGGCAACGCGCACGATGCGGTTGTTCAGCTTCGACCAGCCGCTGGTGACTTCAACGAATGCGCCATTGGTGATGCCGTGTGCAGCGCCGGTAGTGGCGACAGCGGGGTTTGCATTGGTCACTGCCGTGACGGTATCGGCGGCGGCGTATGCGGTGGCGAGCGCGAGGGTAACGCCGTTGGGGAGTTTGACTGCCATGATGGCCCTTTCGTGTGGACGAAAAAAAACCGCCTTTCAGCGGTGTGTTGCGCCCTCTTCGGGCATGAAAAAACCCGCCGTGATTGCTCAGGGCGGGTTGCTTGGTGGCCTTATCTGGCCGATTCGAAACTAACTTTTTGCAGCAGCTTTTTCAGCCCTGCGTCTCTCCCAATAGGCGGCTTGACCGGCAAGCATCTTGGCCTTGTTTTCCGGGGTCAACTTTGCATATTTTGTGCGGCGCGCATGCCCAGCAGAAATTGCCGCACGCGCATCGTCAGACAATGGCTTTCCTTTTCTGCTTGCGGAGCACTTGGCACGCGTTTCCTCTGACACCACGCGCCCAGCTCCCTTGCCCTTAAGCGCTGCAGACATTTTTGCCCGCGTCTCAGGGCTTCGCTTGCGGCCAGTGTGAAACGCCGCCGTTTTTGCAATTGCTTCTGCGCTCATGGGCCTACCCTTTGCAGATTCCGATTTCCGGCGCCTTGTCTCCTCAGAGTCAGGGCCTCGAACTCGCCCCTTGTTGGCGGCAGAAATCATCTGCTTTGCGTGGTCTGACATGACATTCCCACACGCCCCCTCGCCGCCGTCGGTGATATTGCATATCCGCAAACCTGCGGCACGATGCAGAGCTATTACGGCTTTTTCATGTTTAAAGGCGTCTGACTCCTTCTCGAATCGCTCCAGAATTTCTACAACGATTCCATATTTGTCTTTAACCCGACGCCAGTATTCAGTGCGGTATTGAGTGGCCCAAGCCCGACGACCTGATCCTTTGCCGATGTAAAAAACTTCGCCCGTATCTGCTCTGCGATGAAGGTATATGTAGAATTTGGCCTCAGCCATGACGACTCCTCAACAGTCTGATTGGTTAGAGCGCACATCGGATTGCCGTCCTTTGTGCGCTCGCCTATTTTACAAGCTGGCTCGCTTTTCTCAAACGGTTATCTGTTCGGCCAGACACTGAAATCCTGGCGACATGCGTACAGGTTTGTTTCCTGCTCATATTCCGAAGCCCTGGCGCCTAATGGCGTCGCCTGCAATGCGGCGGAACCACACACGGCGGCCTCTACTTGCTTTGCAAGGTTGATCGCTGCAAGGCGGGTGGCAGCCCAGCACACAATCTGCATACGTCCGTTTTCCTTACTTGGGAAGGTGCCGTCCATGAAGGCGATGCTTTGCCCGCCCACCTGCTGATAAACAATCCTTGGCAGGCCAGCGCCAGACGGAGCCACATCGGGATAGATGCGGCCGGACACAAGGCCAGTCAGCAGCGGGACGATTGCGGCTTCTGCGCTCATTTGATGACCTTTCGCAGGCCGTCGAGAAACGCCTTGTTGGCAGCGCGTACGGCCTCGCTTTCCTTGGCGTCATAAGCTGGGCGAAGGAATGGTGTCGCAGGCCGCTTGCTGTTGCCGTACTCGTTTTCCACGAACAACCCGTAAAAGGCGTCCGTCTTATTCCAGGAAATTCTGTATTTGGCGACACCGTTGCCGGAGTCCTTGTCCATATAGGCGCGGTAGATCGCGCGCTTCAGATTCCCCGGCTGATACGTCTGCTTCTTACCCTTTGTGCTGTGCTCTTTCTTCGATACCGGCACGCGGTCCAGCACCTCCTGATACAGCACATCGGCACCCGCTTTTGCGGAGACGCGCGCATTCTCCTGAGTTGCCTTGGCGATGCGATCCATCTTGTCGAGCAGCGCGCCCAAGTTGTGGCCAATCGTGATCATGCTGTGACCTGGCAAACCAAATCCACGTACTCGCGCCCGCCCACATCGGGCTGAACTGCAAGCACCTCATACGGCACAGCGTCCACCAGCACGCGCATGCCAGCATTGATGCCTGCGCGATACCGGATTCGCACACTGGCCTGCACAGTCGAGACAACCGCGCCAGCCTTCACGCTTTCCAAGCCGCTGCGCAACCTCACATCGCCCCACACCGTGGCAACGTCCGTCCAGCCGGGGATGGGCTGGCCTAGCTCGTCGGTGGCAGTTCCGGGTGCTTGAAGCGTGCACCTTCTGTTCAGGCGTCCGGCTTGCATCAGGCGTACACCTTGTACGGTGCCAGCAGCCATTCAGCACCGTTTGGGAGCTTGGCCACGGACACACCCACCACAACGTCTTCGCGCTGCGCGTACAGACTTCCCACGATCAGCAGCACTGCCGCCTTGATGGCCTCATTCACTACCATGCCATCCATTGCCAGGCGGTAGGCCACTTTGGCGCGCAGGTAGGCTGACTCTGCGGCCTGGGTGGCTGCGGCCTGTTCTGTGGCGTCTGCCAGTGCCTGGGCGGCGGAAATGGCGCTGGTATAGGTGGCGGTGGCGGCTGTCAGTTCACCCGGTGCGGCGGCTTTCGCCACTCCCAGCGCTGTGCCGTCCGCGTACACGCCGCGATCCAGCAAGGCAATCGCCATTTGCTCGGCCGCAGTGATGTAAACACCAATCAGCGCATCCTCGTCGGCGCTATCAACCCGCAGGTGTAGCTTTGCTTCGGAGGTGGTGACAAAGGTCATTTCAGGCTTTCAGCGTAGGCAACGGCGGCGGGTTCTGCGTCAACCTGGCCGGATGCGACGGCCACGGCCAGCGCTTCGCCTTCCAGTTCGATCACGTCATCGGGCTTGCCGTAGTGGCCTTCGACCAGCACGCGCACTTTCGTGGCCTGGGCTTGTTTTTTGGTTGCCATGGGTGTTCCTTGAATCGCAATGAAAAAGCCGCCCGGCTTGTGACTGGGCGGCTTTTGCGTGGGACTGCTATTCTTTATGTAGCACTGTTCGCATACACCTTCACGGCGGCGGTATCAAGCAGGTTGGAGCCGGTGCGCATCCAGCCGCAGAAACCGACTTGACCATTCAAGGCGAAGGCGGAGTCGTCGAAGCGGCGCAGGCTGGTCGAACCGGCCACGTCACGGATCACGAACTGCGAGAAGTCGCCAAACGCGATTGACTTCGCGCTCGCGGCCATAGCTGCAACGTCGTCGTTCACCGTGTATGGATAGCCGCAGATCGTGGAAGGCGTGCCACCGCTGATGCTCTCGTTGTCGCCGGGGTTCCAGATGGGACGGCCCGAGGTGTCCTTCAGCTTGCGGATCACAGCCACCGATGTATCACGCAGCATGAAGCGGGCGCCGCGCGAACGGTAGGCGCTGTTGACACTGTGGATCAGGTCGATCAAGTCGTCATAGATGACGGTCAATGTCTGGCCGGTGGTGCCGGTCTTGCCGGTGGCGGCGCGGGCCATCACGCCAAATGGCTGGCCGGAGCCGGTGCCCACGGTGTAGTGGGTATTGGTGATACGGCCCAGACGCTGCGCCAGGCGGTTGACCACGAACTGAACCACGTCGATAGCACTGTCTTGGATCAGCTCCACAGGAAGGGCGATCTTCTTGGAGCTGTACTTGTAGGGGTTGACAGCCACGGTGCCAAAGGTGATATCAGCACCCGTAGCAGCAGCGTTTTCCGCCACGATTTCGCCCACTTCCGAAGTGCCGTCACTGGTAGGCCAGTTCAGGGCATTGCCGCCTGCGGTCGTGATGACGTTTGCCACTTCGCGCATGCCGCCGAAGGCTTTGAGCGAATCAACCACCATCGTGGCGATTTCGGCGGGCACTGTGTAACCACCTTCTGCCGGGGTCGTGGTGCTCATGGCGTTGCGGATGGCAATGGCCTGCTCTGCCGAAACGTTGTTACCGTGGCGCAGGTACAAGGCCACGGCGGTCATGGCGTCGATGGTGTCGCCAGTGGCTTTCTTGCTGGCGTCCTTCGCTGCGTTGTCGAAGTGCTTTTCAGCGTCCAGTTCGCGCATCCGCTCGATACTCTTGATCTGGTTCTGTGCGCGCTCGATTTCGTCCGCGATGTTGTCAAACGATTTCTGCTCTTCAGCAGTCCACGTTTGCGAGCCCTTTTCGGCAAGTTGGTGATTGGCAGTCTTTGCGAGGTCTGCAATTTTCTCGCGCAGTGCGGTGATGTTGGACATAGTGTCCCTTTCAAATGAAAAAACCCGCTCGATGGCGGGTCTGGTCAGGGCATCCGGCCCTAGCGGTTTTGCTGCGCGAGAAGCGCTAGGCAAGCTGTGCTATCCGCAGGCGGTTGGCGTTTGCTGCGGACATAAAAAAACCCGCGGCGGCGGGTTCTTCGTTCTGTTTGGTTGCGGGGTCGTCGGTCTGCATCTTCATCGGCTTCATCGGCTTCTTCTTGTTTTCAGGCGCCGCGGTATCCGCCAGCCATGTTTCGATCAGCGCGATCTCTCCAGCCTGCGCGGCAATGATGGCTTCCGCCAAGCCGCGCACCTTTTCGCTGGCGGCGTTGGGGAGAATTGCGCGCGCCATCTCTATGGCCATTTCGTGGTGAGGGATCATGTCCTGCAGGAATTTCTTTTCCTGCTCCGACAGATCGGCGGTGTCGTCGGAATCGTTGCGCAGCAGCGCGGCCGGCGCGTTGCCGAAGGCGGCGAAGTTCCAGGTGTTCTTCGCCTTCTTGTCGGCGCTGGTCACGCGGTCCACAAAGCCATATTCGAGGGCCTCTGCGGCGGTGAACCATGTTTCGGCCTGCATGGCGGCGCGAATTTCTGCCTCGTCCTTGCCGGTGCGGGTGGTGTAGTCATTGACGATGGCACCCTCGATCTTTTCCAGCACGTTTGCGGTTTCGCGCAGTGCGGTCTTGTCGCCCCACGCCATGCCGCTGGCGTTGTGGATCATGAAAAACGCGCCGTCGGCCATCTCGATTTCGTTGCAGGCCAGGGCAATGCTCGTCGCAGCCGAAGCGCACAGGCTGTCAATCTTCGCAATGGTCTTACCTCGAAAAGCAGAGATTGCGGCCATGATGGCGCGGCCTTCAAACACATCGCCGCCGGGGGAGTTGATGTGGATGTTCAGTGTCTGCACATCACCGGCTTGATTGATGGCCTCGATCACGGACAGCGCAGACACGCCCCAATCTGCGCTGATAACGTCATAGATATACAGGCTGGCGCTGTCGCCGTTCTTTGCGAGATTGAATGGGCGCGGCTTGTCGGCCTTGTTGTCAACGATCAGGCGTAGTAGTTTGTTCATGCTGTAGCCCCTTCAGGCTGTGGTTGCGCTTGCGGCTTGCTGGGGTCAAAGATGACATCGCCGCCTTCAACGGGTGGCAATCCTTTTGTCTTGCGCACCTCGTTGACCGTAAGCCACCCTTGCCCGGTGCCAGGCCCGCCCAATGCTGCGCGGTTGTATTCGGCCTGGGCCTTGCTGTCGCCTTCGATCAGGTCGCCCAAATCGAATCGGACAAACTTGCCGTTATCGCGTGGAAACAGTTTTCGGTTTAGCTCTTGCTCCAGCCGCTTCAAGTGCAGGCGCAGGGTGTGCATGACGAAATCGCGGGCCTGCTGTTCGTAGCCAGCCCCAACGGCAGAAGCGCCGGTTGTCTCGCCAATCATGTGTGGCGGTACGCCGAATGCGCGGGCGATGTCCACCACCTGGAACTTCCGGGCCTCCAGGAGCTGAGCGTCCTCTGCGCTCAGGCTCAATTCACGCGCCTTCAGCCCCTCAGTCAGCACCAGGGGCGTGCGGTGGAAGTTCTCTGAGCCGGAATACTTGTTCTGGAAGGCGGTTTGCAGGCGGGCGATCTGCTCTTCGCCCATCTTGGTAGCGGCTTCCAGGATGAAGCTGGGGTGCGCTCCGTTGGCAAAGAATTTGCCGCTGTAGTCATCCATTGCCAGCGCGTTGCCAATGGCATTTTTCGCGCCGTAGGCAATCACGCTCATAGAGCGCACGCCGTCAAAGCCGTGGCCTGGGAAGTGCAGGATGTCCGATGGCTCCAGCCATGTCGTAACCCCGAACTCCGGCATGGTGATGTAGTAGCGCACTGCACCGTCAGGCATTCGCCATGGTTGCACGGCGCCCCATGGCAGGGGCTGCAGGGCGGCCACAGATCCATTCATGCGGCGGCGAATCCATGTGAATCCGTCGCCGCGCAAGAGCTGCTCAGAAACCTTGTTATCCCAGTGGCTGGTAGCGGTGTATTGCTCGTGCGGCTGCTCGTTCAGCAGGTACCACAGGGCATCTCGTGGCAGCTTCACTTCGCTGTCGCCGGTGGTTTGTAGGACGTCAAGGCGCAGGGTGGATATGGAACCGGCGATTTTCTGGCGACACGCTGCCACAGCAGAAACCCGCTGCGCAGAGATTGGCGTCACGCTGATGCCGGATGCGCCTGGCGTGACACCGAAGGCGTCCATTACCGCATCGCTGTAGGTGACGTTTTCCGGGCGCACCTCTCCCTGGCCCGACTTGAACAAGCCAGCCAATTTAGAAAAGATGCTCATTAGAGTTCTACAAAGCCTTGTGTGATTTCGCCCGTTGCCGGGTTGAGTGACATGAGGGTGACAGCGTTGAACAGCGCTAAAAGTGTGTCAATCTTGGCGCTGCCTGCCGCCTGCTTAGTGATGATTACGGCATTGCCTCGCGGCTCCACCTTGGCATTGCCAACAGTCCAAGCCATCAGCGGCTGGCCCGCATGAATGAGTACGCCCTCAGCCAGCTTGCGCTCTGCGGTTTTTATCGCGCCCGTCATGCGCCACCCCTGCTGAATGCCAACGATCTTTTCCGCTGGCAAATCCGCCTCTGCCAAAGCGTCCGCGATGCCTCCCAGCCCTGCCGGGTCACAGCCGATCTTGTCGAGCAGTCCCCGCGCTTCAATTAATGAACAGATGCTGGCAACGTCTGCCACATCATCCCCGATGTGCTTCACCAGCGTTAAATCGCCGTCTTTCGCGAAGTCATGCAACCGGCTGGATATGTCTTTGCGGCGCTCTAAAACGCTTGGGTGCGCCCACGCATGAACCCATGCAAGCCACTCTCTCGTTTCTTTGTCGCGACCAACTACAGCAAGCCCTAGCAAGTCATCCAAGCCACCGCCATCAATACCCACATCAACCACTTCGCAGCGGTCTAGGAGGCCGTCTAGCGTCAATCCTGGCGCCTTGGCTTGTGGCTCCCAGAAATTGGCTCCTGCCCATCGGTCAGAGCGCAGGTTCATGCCGATTTCGACGTTGGCATGCTTCGCCATGAAGCCCCGGAACGAGTCGCCACCAGCCAATTCGGCCTTCTTGTATTCC